AGTCCCATTTATGTTAAGGAAGGAACTTTCTTGGGAAACCCCTACTGTAAAGCAATGGAAAAACGGACACCTGGTCCACAACAAACGTCAAGTATGTTTTGTAACAATTGCGGTGCGAAAGGTCACCTCTTTCGCATGTGTCGAGATCCAATCCTCTCGTGCGGAATCCTTCTTCTCGATCGACCTGTTCTTCCGGTCAATGCCATCTCCACCTCGATTCTCATGATTCGTCGAAAAGACAGTATGAGTTTCGCAGAGTTCATGCGAGGCAAGTACGACCCGGCAGATCTGGACTATGTGGGGACGCTCATCAAGAACATGACCCTGAAAGAACAAGCACTTGTGGCATCGGAACCCTTTGAAGTTCTCTGGAAGATGCTCTGGGGAGACGACCGAACGTCCAGTGAATACGCGACATCTCGCGAACGGTTCTATTCGCTCGACCGAGTCACGCTCATGAAACAGAATCTGTCCGAATATACCGAACCGGAGTGGGGGTTTCCCAAAGGTCGTCGCATGCGGGGAGAAAGCGATATGGCATGCGCGGTTCGAGAGTTTCAAGAAGAAACCAACATTCCTCGCGAGGCATATTCTGTTCTGAACAACATTGTTCTGGAAGAGACATTCACTGGACTCAACAACATTCGCTATCGCCATCTCTACTACATCGCAGTCCTCAAGCAACCCGGACTGGTCGACCTTCGGCAGAAGTTTACCCCCATGCAACGCCGTGAAATCTCAGGAATTGCGTGGAAGACATTCACAGAAGCAGAGGCACTCATTCGCCCCCACCATGTTGAGCGCCTACAGATGCTTCAGAATTTAAGGTCCGTCATCGAAACATTTGAGACACAGCATTAAATCTTAAATCCGGCAAGGTACACAGTCGTCATGTACGACACAACCGAAATCACAAAAATCCACCACCACAACGGGAACACAGTCGCCTCGCGGTCCTGGGTTCCAAATGGGCGAATCCGTCCTTCACGTCCGAACGCGATATCCGGTTTGACGTAAAGGAACGCTGCCATCAGGAAGAGGTAAATTGTAACCATTGTTGTGCGATATGTTTTTCGTGTCACTGTTCCCATTATCAAATCGCAGCGAAAAACAATGGCTCGACCCTACGTTCTTCCAAATCGGAAGGCATTTGCGGATGCAGTTGCCAGACTCTTTTTGAAATATCAAACTCCTGCTGTGACCCAAGAAGACAAGGATGTCGACTTGTGCTTGAAGCGCGACTCGGGGGCGCGCGAATTGTTGCCGCACCAGCGCATTGTCCGGGACTATCTCGCAGCAGAGACTCCGTATCGTGGACTGTTGTTGTATCACGGTCTGGGATCCGGGAAGACATGTTCGTCCATTGCCGTGGGAGAGTCTCTGATGTCGGATCGCAAGATTGTTGTAATGTTGCCAGCGTCACTCGAAGAGAACTACCGTGGGGAACTTCTCACATGTGGTGCGCCTCTCTACATGTACGACCACCATTGGCGCCAGCAGTCACTCAATGACGAGACTCGCGCGATGGCAAAACGCCTGGGCATCTCGGATGGATTTCTCGATCGTCACAACCTCTTTTTCACCACGGTTCCGGGGGAAGAACCCAATTTCAAGAAACTCCCCAAGTCTGCCCAAGACATTATTAGTGCACAGTTTGATGACGTCCTTCAGCAGCGGTTTACCTTTATTCGCTACAACGGTCTGTCGTCGGGCAACATCGACAAGTATGTTCCTCCCGACGGTTCGAATCCATATTCAAACAACACCGTCATCATTGACGAAGTTCACAACTTCATCTCGCGTATCGTGAACAAGTCCGACATTGCCTACAAACTCTACGACCTGCTCTACAATGCCACCAACTGCAAGATTGTTGCGCTCTCTGGAACTCCCGTCATCAATCGCGCGAACGAATTGGCGTTCCTCATGAATCTGCTTCGAGGACCCATTGACCGCATTGTGGTGCCCATCAAGTCGATTCCCACCTGGGACGAAGAGAAGATGACGAGTGTGCTTCGCAATGTTCCCGATCTGGACACAGTCGAGTTCAACACCATCAAGAAATACCTGTTGGTCACTCGCAATCCACCCAACTTCCGCAGCGTCTACAACGACAAAGGAGACCGCATCGCCGTTCAGTATGTGAAGGATTTGCCCTATCCTGCTCTGGCACCTGATTGGGTTGCCACATGGAAGTCGAAGTTTGAAACGGATGTTGGTGGCGCAGAACTTGCCTTGGAACGTGTCACAGTCGAGAAACTCGAGTGTCTGCCGTCCGAGTACGACGAGTTTGCGTCGATGTTTCTGGATGGTCTTCAAATCAAGAACCCGGGACTGTTGGCACGTCGCATTCAGGGACTGGTCTCCTACTTCAAGGGTGCAGACGAGCGCATGCTTCCCAAAGTCATCGACACCGAAAAGATGCTGGAGAAAATTCCAATGTCCACCGAACAGTTCAACCATTACCTTGCGGTTCGCTTCAAGGAAATCCAGATGAACAAGCGCAAGATCACGCGTGCCTCCACCGACGAAGAGTCCAAGTCCTTCCGTGTGAATTCGCGTCTGGCATGTAACTACGCGATTCCTCCCGACCTGCGCAAAGATGACCAAGACGCAGAGACAGAGGACAATGTCCCTGAGAAGGAGAAGATTCTGAATACGCTTCGTGCGGATCCCAAGCGCTTCTTGTCCGAAAAAGCACTGGAGACCTTCAGTCCCAAGATGAAGCGTCTTCTGGCAAACCTCAAAGAATCCCTGGGCGACAAGGACAACTGGAACAATCAGTTTGTGTATTCCCAGTATCGTGAACTTGAGGGACTTGGAGTTCTCAGTGCGATTCTGGATGCCAACGGATGGCAGCAGTACAAGTTGGTCAAGGAGAACAACCAGTGGGTGGAAGATCCCTCGATGAGTTCAGACAAACCTGCGTATGCCTTCTATGCGGGATCCAAGGGCAAAGACGATGCCCAGATTCGCGAATACATGCGCCAGATTTTCAATGGAAGTTACAGTCGCGATTTCCCCGCGAGTCTCAAAGCATCGGTCGAAGCGCGAGGCAAGAAGATCCTGTGCTTGGTGATGGCATCGTCTGCAGGCGCAGAAGGAATCACACTGCTGAATGTGCGTCGTGTCCATGTCATGGAACCCCACTGGAATCCGGCACGACACGATCAGGTCATTGGTCGCGCAGTCCGCATTTGTTCCCACGCGAGTCTGCCCCAAGACCAACGCACAGTTCGAGTGAGTTTCTACGTGAGTGTCTTCACAGAGGAACAGGCAAAATCGACCGAAGGATCGAATAACGTTGTGTTGGTCCGACGTTCGGACATGGCAACAAAACGGTATGAAGGAGACCCGCAGGAAGTGTTCATGACAACCGATGAATACCTCTACGAAATCTCGTATGAAAAGGACACGACCAACAAGCGCTTGGCAACGCTTCTGAAACAGGCAGCAGTCGATTGCGAGGTTCATCGCAAACTTCACAGTCGCGAGACACCTGTGGTCACGTGTATGCGCTTTGACAGTACGGCAACGGGCGAGGATCTTGCGTACAAACCCAGCGTCAAGACAGACGACACCGACCTGACCTATCTCCGCAACATGACCAAGCGCAAACGATTGCTTCAGCGCGTGTCCATCAAAGGAATGGTCTTTTTGTTTGATCCCAAGACCAAAGAGTTGTATGACGGTCCTGCGTTTGAGGACAATCAGCGGTTGTTGCGTGTGGGATATGTGACAGGTCCCACACAGGTTCAGTGGGAAATCCCCTAAGCGGACAGAACATCCTCAAGGAACTCGTCGCAGACTCTTGCCCAGGTCTTGAAATTCGTCGACTGTACTGCAGACTTCATCTCGGGCAATTTCGCAATCGTCTGCTCCATCGCAGATGCCACGGCATCGGGATGCGCAGACTGCGACCATCCGCCAAGAGGCATCGATCCCGGGAAGTAATCGGTATGGTCGGGGGGAATAAACGTTGCGACAGACTCGTCCATGAACGACCGGTAACTTCCGATGTCAATGACAACCTGCGGGGCATCCGTGTACATGTGCTCCAGTTGGCAAAGTCCATATCCCTCTCCATCCGAGGTATTGATTCCAATGTCCGTGGCGTTGTACAACTGATTGACTCCCTCGTCAGCAATCACATTGGGAGGAGCAGTGTCGATCAGAATGAGACGAGTGTAGCAGATCTGCGGAAGGTTGGCTAGTCCCAGTTCGCGCGTGAAGATACGCTGAACATCATAGTAGGCACCCGACTGAGGAGACAGATTGGTCGCAACCACAAGGTAGTAGGGTTTGCTCGGGTCCTTGGCGAGAAGGCGAACAAATCCGGCGACCGTCACATCCAGACGCTTGCGCTGACTGTTGCGGTTCATGTTGAGGAACGCAATCGCATTCTCGGGGAGTCCCAGATTCTTGCGAACCGATGCACGCACATCTCGGGGAAGACGACTGAACATGGTTGTATCAACAGCATGCTCGAGAATTCGCACGTCTGGGAACTTGCCGTACGCATCGAGTTTCTGCTTCCAGATGTCCGTAAACGCATAGACACGATCCACATTGTCGCGGATCTTGTCCATCAGCGGTTGGGCAATTCCCTCGTAGACCTGATCGACATACGCCC